ATAATATTATCGCCGTCGAGAAAACGCAAATCGCTATCGTCAGCATTTACAACTTTGAAACCATTGTATTTTTTTGGAAGTTCTTTTCTGAATACTGCCGAAATATTACCACCGCGATCTAATATATCAAATGCGTTTTTTCTGTTATCTTCATTCAATGAATAAGTTAAATGATAATTGCTAGGTAATTCGCCATTGACGAATGACAACGCCCTTTTATAGATTTTTGTGTAGTCATACCATTGAATAGATTTATATTCCTCTATTAATCCTGTCTTTTCCCATGATATATCGCTAGTTCCATTTAAACGAATACAAGGAATTAAATTTCTTTTTTTCGCCTTGACAATAAACGCGTTTATTTCTTTTCTAATCTGATCTATAAAAGTGTCGCGTTCTTGAATATACCAACGCGTCTTGTTTATTCTGCCATTTTTAACACTAGAAAAAGCACCATGCCCAGATGTATATAAACACGCTTTTTTGCAACCTTGCGAAGCCATAGGGCAAACATTAAAACCGCTTTCATTACTAGGCGCAAGATATAAGACCGCTGTCATATAACCATATTTTTGACCTTTTACTGTTTTCGCGTTATTATCAATATTTAAAAGTTTTTTAGATTTAATAAATTCTAATTGTTTCATATATTATCCTTTCTTATTATCCTATTAACATGGGACAAATTAATTGTCAATCATAACAGCTTTCTTAATTCTGAAATTTTATTCTCTATTATGTTTAAATTATTTTCAATATCATTTATGCAATCGTAAACATCATAATTTGGATATTCGTCGCGGTGTGATAATGTTTTGTTATATGATCTAATTAAATGTATCAAATCCATATCTAAAATATTTTTAAATACGCCTTTAGATTCTGAATAGTGTTGATTAAGTTCGTCGTCGTGCATATCGCAAGGGACATTTCTATCTTCAATGTCTGCTTGTAATTTTAATAATTTTCTAACTATCATAATATCGCCCTTTCTTTTTTTCTTGTGTATTTTGAAAATGGGTCTGGCACATACCCATTATTAACTTTCTCGCGATAGAATTGTCCTATCACAGAATTTTTTGATCTATGCAACATTTGACCAACTGTTGCGTAAGAGTGTGTTTTCAAAAGCTCTCTTGCTTTTTCTATTTCTTCTTGTGTCCAATTTTTTCTTTTCATTTTATCCCTTTCTTTTTATTTGGGCGGTGGTTTCGCTGACAACCCATTTAACCACGCATTAAGTATTTCTAACTAGTATTGCGATAATACACCCAAAACTTTTTAACTTTTGCACAGGACTTATCCGAATAACTCCGTCGCCTGTGCGATATGAAATACCTTAGCGCTTTAAGTCATGGTAATTCATATAATCCCATATAATAATATAAATTGACAAGTCAATAGCAAAATGATAAAAAATAAAAAAGAAAGGATAGTATGAATAGAGTTGAAGAATTAGACTTATACAAAGAATATCGTCATGCTTACGATAAAGCTATTGAACTAGAATTTTTTGATAAGCAACAAGAAGCAGATTATTACTATGAATATGCACAACAATTAAAAAAGAAAATTGACAATGGAGAAACCATTCTTTACAAAGTTAATTTTTAGAAAGGAAAATTATGACTAAAAAAATATCTAAACGACAAGAGAATCTATTAAAGATGATAGATAAAACTAAAGACGATAAATCAATGCAACAAATGTGGGAAAGGAAACTAGAAGAACTAAAGAAGAAAGAAGTAGCTGATTTCTTTGGGGGTGTTGTAAATGACAAAAGATAATTTTGTAATGCCCGATTACTACAATCAATCGAAACCGAAAGCAGAAGAAGATTTAGTTAAAAGAAAATGTTTTCGTTGCGGTAAGGAAAAAGAAATTGGTAGATTTGAAAGATACTGTAGTCCAGAATGTAGAACGATAGCTACACAGCATGACACAGGTAGTTATAGGATAGTCTGGTAATGTTTTTTCTATTATTATTTTGGAGAATAATTTTTTGGATAATAGTATTTGCTATTATTTTTCTGATTTGTCTGTTTCGATAACTTCTGTAATTTCTACGCCAATAGCTTCGCCATTGATAACATTATGATCACGAATCTCTTTAAGTTTAGCTTCGAGTTCTGGTCTAGTCATGTTATCAAGCGAGGCTGTTACAACCTCTTTTCTATCAACATAAAACCCTGCTAACTGACCGCGACGATATTCTGCTTGTACAGCAGGTCCTAATTGACCATTCGTTACAGCATGATCTCGCAACCGTGACAATTCTCTTGAGTGCTTAACAAAGTCTAATTTACTAGCTTCTGCATATTCTCGTTGTAAATTCTCTATAGCTTCTACTACTTTTGGAAAATATTTAGGATTTCTTAGGTTACAAGCCTGTGATATAGCAGATTTCTCAGAATATCCCGCTTGTTTTGCGCATTCCGTTGCTGTCAATCGACCATTCTCTTTGACAAATATATCAACAAAAGCTCTTTGTTTAGGTGTTAAAGCACCATCTCTAATTTTAGGCATATTTTTAGTTTAATACATTTTAATTCTAATGTAAATCTTTTCCTATAGTATTATTATACTAATATTATTATTTTTATTATTTTACTGTACTGAAAAATCGTATCTGTAGAGGTTACGTCTGGTTACGTCTGGTTACGTGGTCAAAGTAACGATATTATTGTTATATTTCAAGTAATAAATACTAAGGTTACGTGGTTACGTCTGTTTTGCAAAAATAAAAAAAATTATTTTTTTTTCTGAGTAAAAAGTACTATAGGGAACCAAAGTTATCCACAACTATCTACCATTTATCTTATTTAGTTCTTCTTTATCCCATTTAATAGTCTATTAATATAATTAAATGAGGATGGTGCAACATTCTCGGAGTATGGCTGAACAACTGTAACAAGGTAGTAAGGCACGGTTCTCACAAAGTATGGTCGAATGACTGAGAGTGTGAGGGTTGGTACTGAAGTACTGGTTAATCCATATCAGATTGACTTGTCGGGAAAAGGTTGGGGGTAGTCAAAGAACCCCCCTACTCACTAAGAAAGAAAGGATACTATGGAAAGAACAGAAATAGGTATTGGTAATATGCGTATCGACGTGGTCGATGATAATGTAGTTTATATCAACTTAAATGGTTGGACTTACTATATCGACGACTCTACGAAAGAGCAAATACTAGAGAAATACAAGGAAAAAGAATGAATAAATTTGTCCATTGTCCGAGGTCCAAAAACATGATATCAAAGGACTATGAATCGAGCAGACATAGAGGATCTTTATGGCGACGACGAGCCGAACATCTTATTTGCAGAGGGATTCGACGAAGCAATAGCGGGAGTAGTGTGGGACGGAGAAAGAACAAGAGTAGTTTACGACACGGAACTAATTTTAGAGTTACTTATGGGGCGTAGTGAGATGACCTATGAGGAAGCAGTCGAGTACTTCGACTTTAATATTAACGGTTCTTATATGGGGGAGTATACTCCCTTTTATTTAGAAACTTAGAAAGGATTAACATGGAAGACAACTTACCAGATAACAGAGTAGATATATTCTACGTAGCGAACAGACTAGTAGAATTATTAGAGGTAGATGATAAGGATCTACGAAGAGAAGTAGAAGAGTTTCGTTCAGAAATTTTTCACAACATCGGCGCTAACGCTGTATACGAACAAAATAACTAGGAGAAAGATATGACAATGAGATTTAAAGATTGGGTTCTTACAATGCAAGAAGACGCTGAGAGCATGAACTATGTTGAATTTATCAGTGAATACGGAGTAGCAAACATAGATATATGGCGTGATTACCACGATCCAAACTATGACAATACCAACGTTGACGAGTACATGTCAGAAGGCATGGATTGTTAATGAAAAAACCCTTGGTCCTTGTTACGTGGCTCGATGCCAAAGACGGACAAACCGGGTGGCATTCTATTGAAGACATACAAAAAGAACGATTAGCTACCTGTCATTCAACCGGGTGGCTAATGTTTAAAGACGAAACAAAAATAATTATCATGGCAGATTATTCAGAATTTGACGGCGACAAAGAAGGCGGACGTCACATCACCATACCAACAGGGTGGGTGCAAACTATAACATATCTCAAAGGAGATTATAAGGAGAACGAAAATGGACATGGATAGATTATTAGCGAGCGTGAAAAAACACGAAGGCTACAGAAACAAAGTATACCTAGATACCCTAGGTAAGAGAACCGTGGGCGTCGGGCATTTATGCGTCGAAGACTTTTGGGAAGATGATAAAGAATACGAAGAGAAGTTTCTCATGACAATACTTGAACACGATTTAGAAACAGCGATTAAAGGTGCAAAAGAACTTATGACAGAGCATGGTTGCTTGGATATAGATGATGTTGCAGAGGAGATTATTATTGAAATGATCTTTCAATTAGGCAAAACAGGTGTATCTAAGTTCCGTAACATGTGGAAAGCGTTATCAGAACTTAATTATGTGGGCGCGAGTTACGAAATGCTCGACTCACGTTGGGCAAAACAGACACCCAACAGAGCAAAAGGCATGGCAGATACCATGAAGTCTCTTGGTTAAGTTATTTGTCCTTGTGATTAGTTTATGGGGCTATACAGGTGACGAGTGGGTATATGTTGGTAATCAAATCATACTAAAAGAGCC